GCAGTTCCTGCGCATTCCTGCGGCGTTTGCCACTGGGTGCTTTGTCACTATCGGCGGCACTGGCACTGTCACGGTGTTTGTTGCGTAATGGACGAGAAAGAGATTGACCGGGGCGGGTTAGCCCGTCGATGGTCAACCGACCTTGAGCTGGCGAAGAAGACGGACAAGGACTTTCTCGCTGCTGGCCGGAAGATCGTCAAGCGGTATCGGGACGAGCGCGGGCTATCGGATAGCGCCCGCAAGTACAACATCTTGTGGTCAAACGTGCAGACGCTCGCCCCTGCGGTGTACTCCAAGCGACCGAAAGCAGAGGTATCGCGCAGGTTCAAGGATGCCGACCCTGTTGGCCGCACTGCGTCTGAGGTGCTGGAGCGAGCGCTTCAGTTTGAGATCGACCACTATTCGGACTTCGACTCTGCGCTGAGAAACACGGTGCAAGACAGGCTTTTGCCGGGGCGTGGCGTGGTCTGGATTCGCTTTGAGCCTGCCGAGGATGCTGGCGTTCCTGATGCTCAGGTAACCGACGACGCAGACGCCAAGAGCATGGGCGCATATGAGTGCAGCCCGGTCGACTACGTGTTCTGGGAAGACTTCAGGACATCCCCCGCTAGGACATGGGAAGAGGTGTCTTGGGTGGCTCGTCTGGTCTACATGAGCCGCGATGAGGGCATAAAGCGGTTCGGCGACATCTTCAAGGACGTTCCACTGAGCCATGAGCCTATCGGCATCGATGAGATGAAGTCAAATGGGGCAAGCGCCGACCAGCTTGACCGCATGAAGAAGGCGAAAGTCTGGGAGATATGGGACAAGTCGGAGAAGGTTGTTTACTGGCACGCAGAGGGCGCACAAGAGATTCTGGACGTTCGCCCTGACCCGCTAGAACTGGAGGGCTTCTTCCCCTGTCCAAAGCCGCTGTACGCGTCCCTGACGACGGATACGCTGATTCCCGTTGCGGACTTCCGGCAGTACCAAGACCAAGCGAAAGAGATGGACGAGATCACCGAGCGCATTTCGCTGCTGGTGCGGGCTGTCAAGGTGGTAGGGGTTTACGATTCAAGCCAGCAGGGCGTTCAGCGGATGCTTGATGAAGGCGTCGATAACCAGTTGATTCCGGTGTCCACTTGGGCGATGTTCGCCGAAAAGGGCGGGCTAAAAGGCACGGTTGATTTTCTTCCGGTTGATGCTGTTTTGCAGGCTCTTGCGGCGCTCTACCAAGCGCGGGATCAGTCGAAGCAGGTAATTTACGAGATCACCGGCCTATCGGACATCATCCGGGGCGCATCTGTTGCGAGTGAAACAGCGACGGCGCAGCAGATCAAGTCGCAGTTCGCAAGCCTTCGCCTGAAGCATATCCAGATGGACGTTGCGCGGATGGCGTCGGACATCTTGAGGATGAAGGCGCAGATCATGTGCAGCATGTATCGGCCTGAAGTGCTTGTAAAAATGTCGTCAATGGAGACATCAAAAGACGCCGCATTACTGCCGCAGGCCATCGAGCTACTGCGAAACGATGTCGTGAGGTCTTTTCGCATCTCTGTCGCCAGCGATTCAATGGTCGAGCTTGACGAGGCGCAGGAGAAGGCCGACCGGCTGGAGTTCCTGACGGCAGCAGGCGGGTTTATCCGCGAGGCTGTGCAGGCCCCGACAGAACTGGCCCCGTTGCTCGGTGAGATGCTTATGTTCGGCGTTCGCTCCTTCAAAGCAGGGCAGGGCATGGAGGCGAGCCTGGAGCAGTTCATCTCCGCATCGGCTGAGAAGGCGAAAGAGCCAAAGTCAGAGCCGCCGCCTGACCCTGAGATGCTGAAGCTGCAAGCACAGCAGCAAGTCGAGCAGGGCCGGATGCAGATTGAGCAGGCGAAGATGCAGGCCACCCAACAGGCCGACCAGATGCGCCTGCAATCGGACATGCAACTAGCTCAGTTCAAGGCGCAGATTGATGCTCAGGTCGAGCAGATGAAGGCAGAGCAAACGGCGACGGCAGAGGCGCAGCGGCTGGAGTTCGACCGCTGGAAGGCTGAACTTGAAGCGTCTACTAAGGTGACGGTTGCCGAGATTCAAGCCAAGACAAGTCTGAAGCAGGCGGCGATCAGCGCGAAATCCAAAGACGGAACGACTGAGATCGATGAAGACGGCGAGGAAAAGCCAACCAGCGCACTGGCTGAATTGGTTGAGGCGATCAATCAGAACATGGCGAACCTGATGGGCCTGCAGCAGCAAAGCCAAGCCGAAATCATCGCGCAGATTTCCAAGCCCCGTAATCGGGTTTTGCAGCGTGGCCCTGATGGCCGTGCTACCGGCGCAATAGAGGTATAGAAATGGCACTTGCATACGACACCACAAGCATTCGAAACGCAATGCTGGACGCGATCACGACTCGCGCAGGCGCTAACGCACTGCTGCGCATCTATGATGGCACACGCCCTGCTCGGGGCGGCACTGCAACCACGCTGCTTGCGGAGCTTACCTGCGGGGCTACGTTTGCCCCTGCGGCTTCTGCTGGGGTGCTGACGCTCAACGCTATCACGCAGGACAGCAGCGCAAACGCATCGGGCACGGCGACATGGTTTCGCATCGTGCAGTCGGGCGGGTCTAACTTCGTGCTTGATGGCGATGTGGGGACTTCTGGTTCTGACTTGAACCTGACGACGACCACGATTGTTTCGGGGCAGCCGGTGAGTGTTACGAGCTTCGTCATCACTGAGGGCAATTGATCATGGCCACATTTGCAGAACTTGTGACCGCATCGGCTAACAGCGGGCTGGTCGAGAAAATCAAGATCGCCACGCTGGTCGCCGCCGACAACATCCGAGTGGAGTCCACTGGCGCACCGAACCACCAGGCGCGGGTGCGCTGGGCGTCCAAGGTATTCGGCAACCCGGAAGCAGAGGCCACGCGCATGGTTTGGCCGGTGCTGATCCAAAACCGAGCCGCAACGCTGGCGCAAATCACCGGGGCGACTGACGCTGCCGTGCAGACTGCTGTCGATGCTGCTGTCGGCGTCGTGATTCAGGGGGTGTAATGGCCACTGCCACCCGAATGCTTTACGGCACTGCGCAGACAGTGATCAACACTGCCACCGACATCGCGGCTGGCAATTTCTCGGGCGCACCATCGGCCACGTTCGACAACACGACCGACGCAGATGTGCCCTACGCACTGTTTGCCGAGGCGATGCTGGAGGCCCCTGACTGGGCGGCGGCACCAGTAGCCGGGACTGTGGTGAGCCTGTGGGGCATTCTCAAGGACACGGATGGCACGGACGACGACACCGACGCCCCGAGCGGCACGGCTTCAGGTGGGGCGCGGTTCTTTGGCTCGTGGGTCATGGCGGCGGTCGATGCGTTGCAGCGGCGCACGATCACGATCAACCTCAACGGGTGCCGCCTGGTGGACTTCTACATCCAGAACGGCACGGCGCAGAACATGAACAACGACGGCGGGACAAACGCTGTCGTGAAAATCCGGCCGTTTACTGTCGGGACGCCGTAACGTGTCTGGGATTGCGCTCAATCTGCCGTGGGACTCCCAGCCGCAAGATGCGGTGGAGGTGGATTGGGGCAATCCGCTGGCGGTTGGTGTACGTGCGGCAGATATTCCAGCAATCGGCCCGTATCTCAGGATTGGCGCTCCCACGCTCAATCCAACGAGCAAAGGCATCGCGTTCAAGGGAGATGGTTCTAGCCAAGCGTTTTATCGGGATATTCCAGGTACGGTGACGTCCTCAGACGGGCAAACGGTGATGGCGCTGGTGATGGGGGCACAGTCAACAGACCGGCGATGCTACGGATTAGCTGACGCATCGAGCTACATCTTTTTCATTGGTTCGAGTGCTTCAACTGCGACAAAGATGCGGCTGTGGTATCGAGCGCCCAACACTGACATCGTTGGCTCAGACACATCTGCAACGGTTTTCGAAGATGGTGTACCGCACCTTGCGGTAATGCGATTCCAGAACGGTGTATTGGATAGTTTCGTTGATGGCATTCCCGATTCTTCCGTTTCTGGATCGCCCGCAGGCACATCGGCGGCTTTGCAGGTTGGTATATCAGGGCTTGTGCGAGCGAGTAGCGGTGCGGCTTACGCGGCGACCAATGTTGTGCTGGGGGTTTTTTGGGGGCGAGCCTTGGCTGATGCCGAAATCAGGCAAGTGTCCGCAGACCCTTGGCAGCTATTCGCCCCTCGGCAAATCTGGATACCCGCATCCGCAGCATCTGCGCTGCCGACCCTCTCGCTCCCCACTTACGTCCCCGGCTCGCTGACATCCTCGGCGTTTCGTCCGCGAGTCACAGCAACCTGGAGCTAACGCATGGCAGACAACACGACCCTCAACCCCGGCACTGGTGGCGATGTCATAGCGTCGGACGACATCGGCGGAGTCAAGTACCAGCGCATCAAAGCCGGATTCGGCGCAGACGGCTTTTATGCTGATGTGAGCGAGGCCAACCCGCTGCCGGTGGCGGCCTATGGCGAGTTAATCGAGGCCATCGAGGCCATGCGGTTCGCCGTGCAGTCGCTCACCCGCTCAATCGGCCAGATGATGCCCGACACCGCAAACCGCATGCGGGTCAACGTCGAGGCGGGGACCCTGCCCACCGTCACGACAGTCGGCACTGTCAGCACCGTCACAACGATGGCAACCTTGACCAATCAAACCCAGATCGGCGGCCTCGCGGCTACCGAGCAAATCCCGTCGCTCATGCGGCTTGGCGCGGACAGCCTGCGCCGCAACATTTCGGTGACCTAAATGACAACTACCAACGGCAATCGTAAAATCCTCGACCTCAAGCGCTGGGAGTTCTGCACTCCCGTACCGACGGCAACCGTCGCCGGGGCGTTTATCGCATCGTCGCGCCACTATCGGCAGCAGCAGCTGTATGTCGCAAGCGCCACGGTGCACTATCTGTACAGCCCGATGGAAGATGCGGCGGTGCAAATCCCCTCTGGTGCGCTCGCTGGCACTTTTGCCGTCGGAGCATGTGGAGTGGCAACCGCTGTCGGCCCCTCGGGTACTGCGACGGCGGGCACGACCTCGACGATCACGACCAATTTGACGCTGGCCCGTGACCTACGCGGCTACAGCATCCACATCACCGGCGGCCCGAACGCTGGCGCGACACTGGCGATCTCGTCGAATACGGTCGGCACGAACTCGGTCATTACCGTCCCGGTACAGGCGTCGGCGTTCACGGCCTCGACCACCTACCGACTGCTGACGCCGAGGTGGTACGTGCTGAACGCCATCACGGCGGCGGGCACCACGACTGCGGCGGTGTTCCGCTTCTACGATTTTGCGCTCAATACCTGGACATCGGCCGAGACCGGCGCGACAGACGGTATTGCTCCGGCGGCAGTGATCGGCACGGACTCCAAACTCATCGCCACGCCATCCTGGGTCGGCTCTGATTACAGGGCATTCGCCACCGGCACGGCCACTGCGGGCGGCGCGTCGACGCTGACCAACTCAGCGAAGACTTGGACGACGAACCAGTGGGCGAACTATCAGGTCCGCATCGTGTCAGGCACGGGCGCAGGCCAGATCCGCACCATCAGCAGCAACACCGGCACCGTGCTGACGACCTCGGCGGCGTGGACAACGCAGCCCGACGCTACGAGCGTGTACAACATCGAGGGCAACGACGACTTCATCTACTACCTCGGCAGCAACGCCGTCACGCTGTATCGCTATTCAATCAGCGGCGGCACATGGACAACCTTGTCCCCGACCGCCGCCCGTGCCGCCGCCCCCGGCGTTGGAATGTCTGCGCACTGGGTTTA